ATACTGAAGCTGCAAACATTTGCATATCATCAGTATTGATATTTGATGTAACAGTCGCTGCTAAAGCTCTGTTAACAAAAAATTCAACTTTTCCAGCTTTATCTACTCTAAACCCTACGGTGTCATAAGCGCTATCAGTGATAGTATATGCAGTGTACTGAACCTGATTTGTTCCATCCGCATTTTTAGTCACAAATCTGTAAAACTGCTCACCGTTGTTAGACTCAATAGAGATTCTATTAGCAGATCTCCATCCAGAAGTTCCAGTAAAAGTTTCAACTAATCCAGTGCCATAGTCAGTAGCGTTAGCGTCATTGTT